ATCCGATCCACTGTCAAACATTAAAGGTTCTGGTGAAATTATTAAGAGTAAAACAGCCAAGGTCTAAAATGTTTTCCAAAGATTTTCCAGATTTTGCTATCTTACCCTTACTACCGTATTCTACACCATAATAGAATACATTATGAGTCGACCATCCCAATAAATAGGTGTAAGGCTTATATTCTTTTTTCATTGCTGTAACTCCTGAACAGTTATAGAGTTGATGGGTGTTGGTAGCACCGCGATCAACAATATTTATAAGGGTAATGATCTTATGTTAAAGTTTTCTGATTTTCTTATAGAAAGTTTAGACGTAGACAAGCTGAAACACTTATGGCACGTCGAAGAGCACATCATTCACGGTGGGGACGAGGGGGTGAGACATGCCGCAGATACGCTAGATGATGTACATCATGCGATGCTTGGAAAGAACACAAGATCAAAAATAACCATGAAGCATGACGGAAGTCCTAGTGTACTTTTCGGCAGACACCCAGAGACAAATCAGTTCTTCGTGGCATCAAAATCCGCGTTTAACAAGAATCCAAAGATCAACTACACGCACGAGGACATTGACAGAAATCACGGGCATGCCCCGGGACTAGCTAGTAAGTTAAAGACGGCACTTGATCATCTTCCTAAAGTAGCACCTTCGAAGGGAGTCTATCAGGGGGATTTTCTTTATGACAAGTCTGATCTAAGTCATGATGGAGATAAATATCAGTTTACTCCAAATACCATTACATACAAGGCTCATAAAGACTCAGCCGCGGGTAGACGTATTGCTGCATCAAAGATGGGTATTGTGGTACACACAAAGTATAGTGGTAAGAACCTAGATGATATGAAGGCTGGGTTTGATGTTGATCATCATAACTTCAAACAGGATCCACACGTATATCTTGTAAGCCCTGAAGTTAAACTAGAAAATCATGGACACGACGAAAAATCTCAGGCAGAATATGTCAAGCATAAAGACAATGCACTGAAATCGTATCGAAAGGTTACCCCGGAAGCTCAGGAACTTTTGCAGAAACATGACGTACATGTCAAGACCTATATCAACTCAACCGTTCGTGATGGGACTAAACCGACGGTAGGTGGGTTGATTGGGTATCTAGAGAAGAAAAGAGATGCCGAGGCAGCCAAGGTAAAAACGCCCGCTGCGAAACAATCCAAAATAGATTCACATAACGCTATAATAGCTGACATACAAAAGCATTCAGAAGGTCTTCATCACGCCTTAGAAATGCATGGTCACATTCAAAAGGCAAAGGATACGCTTATAAAAGCTATGGGCAATCCTTCCGACTTCGAGTTTTCAGTCGGAGGTAGAACAGTTAAGCCTGAAGGATTTGTGGTCATCAAAAATGGTCGCCCATCAAAGTTGGTTGATAGAGCCGAGTTCTCGAGACTTAACTTTGCTAACAATAGAGGCAGAGGCGATCCCGAAGCAGTTACACCTCCACCAGAAGAAAAGCATCACGTCTTTGCTTTTGGTAGAATGAATCCACCTACAGTAGGACATGGAGCACTTGTAGACAAAGTAAAGGAACTGGCAAAGACCAACAACGCCGATCATTCGATTGTTCTGTCACATTCACAAGATCCGGAAAAGAATCCCCTCACAGCAGAACAAAAGCTAAAGCATGCTAAGAGATTCTTTCCTGGTACTAATCTCAGTGTTGCTACAAAAGAAGCTCCTACATTCATTCATCATCTCAAAAAGCTTCATCAACAAGGTGTTACCCATCTTACGATGGTAGCAGGTGGAGATAGAGTTCCGGAATATAAGAAGCTGATAGACAAATACAATGGACCGGGTAAAGAGTTCAACTTCAAGCAAGTAAATGTGGTATCAGCAGGTGAAAGAGATCCGGATGCAGAAGGTGTTACCGGAATGTCTGCATCAAAGATGAGAGCACATGCTGCAGCAAATAACTTCTCTTGGTTTAAGAAAGGTATACCTCAGCACGTAAAACCAGAACATGCTGAGGAGTTATATAATGATGTTAAAGCTGGCATGAGTGCTCCAAAGCCAGAGAAAAAGAAAGCAGTTAAGAAAGTAGTCAAGGAAGAGAATACGGTATCAAATCTTACCTATGATCTAAGTAAAGTAGATCCCGGAGGCGAAGCTTTACAAGCATATCACGTATCGAATATTGAATCGGGTGATACTAAAAACGACATACTCGATCGCCAACTAGAAAAATGGGGTCTAAAGAGATTTAAGGAATATAGAAATGGCCCAATACAGAAGAGATAAACACGACTATCTTCCTATCAGTAGAATATGATATTGCCGCTACCGCTATGACCGGTGGTATAGATCTAAAGATGAGTTATCTGAACGTTTCTTCTGGTTCAGGATCGGCGATCACTGAGGTTCAACCAACAGATATCTATAAATATCAGCTTGAAAGATTACCATTTGTCGCCAATAATGCTGGTATTATCTACACTCTAGCTGCAACGGGTGCTACTAACAGCAACCAGGGGATTGGTGGCATTGAGTGGGAAGAGATTACCTAAATATCATATAAAAGAGGATTTTAAGTTATGGGCAAGAAAAGAGGACTTTGGGATAATATCCACGCTAAAAGACGTAGGATTGCTGCAGGTTCTGGTGAGCGAATGAGAAAGCCGGGTGAAAAGGGTGCGCCTACTCAACAGGATTTTGAAAACTCGAGAACAGAAGAAGTTAACACGCCGAGCACCAGAGAGATTGGAAGGACTTCCCTCACAAAGATCTATACTAAGGATACACCAGGACAGATCATCAGGCGTGTAGTCAAAGAAAATCTTAACTTCAAGCGAAAGAAATACGCCCGTAAAGTAAAACCCAATATAACACTGTACTGACCATGTCACATTTAGAAACAATCAAAAGAATCCTAGCCGAAGCCGAATATAAAGGCAGATCAGTTACTCTTAACAAACCTATGAAGGGCGCTGTTAAGAGTCTATGTAAAGAATGATAAGGGTAATGTAGTGAAAGTCGAGTTTGGAGATCCGAATATGACCATCAAAAAGCATATGCTAAACACGCTTGGTTCCTAAGGTCACTATCTAAATGAAGTCAATGCATCCTTCTTTCAAAAAAATCTTCACTTCTAAGCCGGATGAATGGCGAGACAAAAAGGGTACCGAAGTCGGTGCCGCAAGAAATGTAGCCAAACTAAATGCGGCGGCAGAAAGATTAAATAAGCAAGAAAAAGAGCGCAAATCTGAGATCGAAAAGAGAAACAGAAAAGCTGAAAAAAGAAAGAAGGAAGCATTGAAAATGGCTAAGGAAGAAGTAACGGAAGCGAGACACGTATTCCATGTGCATATGAAGCCTATGGATATGAGACAATATAAGATGGTTGATGATGATACGTTCGAACCCGTCGGTGCAAAGCCCAAAGGTGATAAGTTGATCATGAAGATTTCTGCTGCCGACAGTAGAGAAGCAAGAAATAAGTTATCAAAACATATTGCTAAGAACTACGGTGTCAGCGCCGTTAAGTCAATCGAATATAAAGGGCTAGCAGAAGAAATGGAAGTAACGGAAGCTATGAAGAAACAGTTCATATATCATAAGCCAGATGCAGCATATGTTGCTCTTTATAATAAGCGTGATACATCTGAACTAAAGGACATGCATGCTAGATGGTCAGGTGACCATAAGAATCCAAAGTCCGATCCTATTACTAGCGAAAAGCTATTAGCAGTTCATCATGTTCTTAAGAATAGAGGCGAGTCTGTTGGTGAACTACCTCAACACAAGAATCTTGGAATGATGAAGCACACGTTTAAAGAAGAAGTTTCAGCCGGCACTGAAGCTCGTACTAAAATGAGCAACGTTGGTCGACCAAATGAAGGCAAAGAAAAGTTAGGTAAGCAGGGCGAGATTCAAAGAAAAGTTATTGATGAATCCAAACAATATCAACCATCATTTGAATCAAAGTTAACTTTCGGTTTACCAGAAAATGTTATTGAGACGACTAGAAGACTTCTGGAAAAGAAGACAGAGGTTGAACTAGAACCAGAAACCAATGACTCGAAGGACATCGACGAGGAAGGCACAAAGCCCAAGACAGCAAAGGAAAAGAAGTTAGCTGCTCTTGCTCATCCTAAGGGCAAGATCACTCATATTGACAAGCTAACCAAGGAAGAACTAGAAAATCTAGAAGCAATCGCTGCTCAGTTCGATGAGGCCTTTGCCAAGGGTGATGCTATTAATCCCAACGGTAATCAAGACGGAATCGGTGGGCTTAAAAAGAAGTCGACCACAGTAAAGTAATAAATAAAGAAAACATTTAGGAGTAACTAAAATGCCACAGTGGGGTAGAAACGACCAAGTTGTTACAGCAAACTCAACAACAACTCGAGTCACTTCAAATGGTGCACCCATTGGCACCTACACACTAGTTAAGGCTGGCGGTGGTGCTAATGCAAACTTCGGCAACACCAGCGGAACTCGCGCTTCTGCCGATGTAAATCTTTTCTCAAATACA